TATTCAGGACGTCGAGTATGAAGGGAAGTTGTATAAGTGTGTGAAACCTGATGGTGGTTTGGATTCTGATGTTGTTAGTGCGCGAGATTTTCCTAGTGCGTTGACAAATACTCATGCTTGGATTTATTTTCGTCCATATATTAAGAATGCTCAAGGTCAATTTGTTTTGATGAATGTTAAGATGACCTTTGAGCAGGTTTTTCGACGATTTGTTGCCCAGTATGTTTTGAATGTTGAGAAGCGTAACCGCCAGGTTCGAACTGCACAGGAATTGGTTGCTTGGTATCGTCAAAGGAATATTGATGGACTTGATGCAGTTGTGAAGGAGGATTATGATGGTCCAGATTTTAAGGTTGCTGATGATCCAGCATTTCTTCAAGAAGCCAAGGATGAAGTTCAGATGTTTGTGAGCCCTAGCGTTGTTGGGCGGTCGTTGCGTACACAGAATCTTGTTGATTATTTTTGGAATGCTTTTCCGAAGAATGTTCGAGCGAGTTATATGCGTGAGCCGCTGCGTGGTGCGTCCCGTCGTGATAAGATGAATTTCTTTAATGAGAACTATCCGCGTGTGTATTATGTTTTGGTTGGTGCACACATACGGACTGAGAATTATGCCCTGTCTTATAGAGACAATTATGCTAGCATTAATACTGTGTTAGCGTTTTTGACTCCGCAGCAGATGGCATTGATTCCAGTTGGTTCTATTGAGAATATTCAAACTTTTCATCGGTTGTATGCTCATCGTGAAGTTCCTGAGAATGCGATTCATCGTGTTATGGTACATCGTGATGGATGGGATGCTGATGCTGATGATGGTGAAGATCATAAGTTGAGGGAAGGTGAGTTTGTTGTTCCTATTCCTCCGCTTGTTAATATGGGTCTCACAGATGAAGTGCGTTTGGAGGCTGAGCAGAAGCTGATGGAGGTTGAGACACTCCTGTTATTTGAACAGGATGGTGTTTTTGTTGATCGCTTAGCTGAGGAGATGGAACAATATCATGAG